ACTTAAGGAACCATATTTTGAGTACATAATTAAAATAAAACTTAAAATTATAAAACTTTCCAGAAATTTCTTAAAAAAATAAATTATGTACTCATTTTTATATTTGGAATAACTTTTGAGATATTAATACCGAATACTATATCATCTATGCTGTAAGCAAGTCATTATATGATATACTGTATAACATTTCAAAGGATATAATAAGAATACTTTAATACCTTCTAAGGACTACTTAAGGAACCATATTTTGAGTACATAATTAAAATAAAACTTAAAATTATAAAACTTTCCAGAAATTTCTTAAAAAAATAAATTATGTACTCATTTTTTATATTTAGAATAACTTTTGAGATATTACACCAACCAAAGAGAAAAATGGGACAAGATTATTTATTTTTATATATCTTAAAACTATGTTTTAGATAATTTGTTAAATGCTCTTTTTTTATTTTGGTAGTTATTATATCTTTTATTACTCTTTCTATATCTTCGTATGTATTTGGACTTTCTTTTTTTATATAATGTTTTAATTGACTAAAAAATTCTTCTATTGCATTTGTTTCTGGATGATATGGTACGCTATATAATAAAATATTATTACTTTTTTCTATTAGTTCTCTTATTTGTTTAGAACGATGTATAACAGCATTATCCATAATAATTAAATAATTTTTATATTTATCTTTAATACTATTGTTATAAAAATCTATAATATTGGTTGTTTTTAATCCACCTTTTAGGTCTTTGTATAATACATAATCTATTATTTTATTAGCACTAATAGCAAATAATAAATTATATCTTTTATAAGGATATTTATATGTTTTATCTATAACTCTTGTACCACTTTTACTTCTTCCATAAGATGGTTTCATATTGAGATATATAGAAGTTTCGTCTAAACAAATTGTTTTATTATAACTAAATTTTTTTAACTTATTATAAAATACTTCTAAATCTTCTTTTTCTTGTCCTTCTTTCTTTTCTGGATAGTATTTACTTCTTAATTTTTTTCTTGTAATTTTATTTGATTGTAATATATTATATATACTCATATCAGATAATTTAATATTATAGTTATTATAAACTAATTTTGAAAGTTCCCATAATGTAATAGTTGTATATAATTTTACATATTTTTTAATAAAATCAATAATATCTGGTGTTATTTTTAAACTTTTATTATCTCTTATTTTTCTTTTTACATTACCATCTTTATTATATTTTATTTTCCATCTTGATAGAGATTGTATTTTACAATTAAATATTTTATTACATACATCTCTCATCGTCTTATTATGTGTTAAATAATATTTAATAGCGGTTAATTTATAATCTTTACTATGTTGTTCTACCATTCTCTTACTATATAAATGTACTTAAAAATAAATCACATAATAATATATAACATTATGGATATTACTAAACTGGTAGAAGAAAATGAAAAACTTAAAAATGAAATTATTGAATTAAAGGAACAATTAAAAAAATATACTTATGGTAATACTCATAAAAGATATTATGAAAAAAATAAGGAAAAGGTAAAAGAAGGTGGTGCAAATTATTTAAAAAAATTAAAAGAAGAGAACCCAGATAAATTAAAAGAATATAGAAGAACTGCTTATCTAAATAAGAAGAATAAGTTGAAAGAAAAAAAATAAAAAATGATTGTTATATATATTTTTATATCTTATAAAATGTTAGATATAACCTTTGTAAATTTTCAAACAATAAAAGATGTACTAATTCACGAAATTATAAATCAGGATGATAAAAAGAGAATTATGAGATGTTATGAAAAAATAAAAATGCATTATGAAAGGTATAATGAATTACCATTATGGGGAAATATTGACTTGTTTATTGATGATAAATCTTATATATATAAGGTTAATTATGATAAATCACTACAATATTTACAAACTAATGATATGAATAAGTATAAAAAAATAACATTTGGTGCTCTACAAGAACCAGTTAAAATGAATAAAAATGATTTTATGGATATGTAAAAATATATTTATGAAAAAATAAAAAATGATACTTATTATTATACAATTTAATAATATAAAAATGACAACAGATTTATTTATAGATGTAAAATTTAAAATTAAAACAACTAAAAATAAATTTAAAGAACTTATTAACTATAAAAATAAACACAATATAAAATTAAATGATGAAATAACAGAACATTTGAAAAAATTAATTGAACTATGGAATAATAATAAAGATGCTAATATTGAATATTATTTTAACATGAAACAACATCATACATATATAAATTGTCAAATTGAGAATATTGAACTTAAACAATTATGGGAAGATTATATTAAATCAGGATTAGAATTGAGAACAAATTTAATATTTTTAAATGAATATCTTAAAAATAAAATGACATAATTTATATATATTCAATATTACCACTTCTATTTTTAATTAAATCAATAATATCTTTATATAAATATTCGGGAATACGAATATTTTTATTTATTTCAATATCTTTAACATATGGAAATGATGGTGCTAATTGTATATTATTTTGTTGAAGAGCAATATTTTCTTTAATATCTTGTAATTCATCTATATTACAACCTTGTGATATAAATGTTTTTAATGCCGATATTTTTTGTTGCGATGTTAATGTTTGTATTTCTTTAACAATATTTTCATAATTTATATTTTGAGGTAATTTTGTAAGTTCAACAGCAACATCAATTGTTATTTTTTCATCACCAGATTTATCTAATAAATTTAAAACATTATCTGGTAATTTTTTTATTTTAAGATATTTTTGTAATGTTGCACGCGAAATATGAATACAATTTATAACTTTATCAATATCATTATTATAAACATTATATAATTTTGAATATGATTTAACTTTATCTACTGTTGTCATTTGATTTCTTTGAACATTTTCAACTAAACTAATTTCTTCAGCTTTTTGATTTGAAACATTTATAATATGACAAGATACAACTTTATTTTGTAAAAGTTTAATCGCTAAAAATCTTCTTTGTCCTGCTATAATTTCATATTTATTGTTATTGTCTAATCTTACAGTTATTGGATTTATTAATCCATTTTTTCTAATATCATTGGCCAAATCACTAATACCAGTTTCATCTTCTTCAGATTCTAATGTTTTTCTGACATTAATATCAGAAACATATAGCTCATCTATATCAATATCTAAATAATTCATTAATATATCAATGCGTTATAATCTTATATTAAAATTATTCAAAAAACTATATAAAGATTATTAAATATATACTATATAGTATTATATATAATGAAAAAACCACCTGATAAGTATAAATGTATCAAATTGCCTATTACTTCTATTCTAAATAAAAATGAAGAAAGTTCCAATATTTTTAATACCGTTCAAGATGCAGTTTATAGAACTAATTATATTACTACAAAAACAAGTTTGTTATTGAGAAAATGGTGTTTAGATAAATATCATAATGCTATTGATATTCCTTTAATTGATGAAAATACTATTAAAATGTGTATGAAATCACTTTTATTACCATCACGAGGACCTAAACCTAAAAACAATAATCTTATACTTTTAAATGAATTTAAAAAATTACACAATTTTACATTAGAAGATGGTAATAATTTATCTTCTATTTTAGATTATTATGCAATTACTATTCTTACTTCTATTGAAAATAATATTAAAATGCATTTTTTTGATTATATAAATCGTTTTATTAACAATTATTTTAAGGTTTTTTATAAAAATGAAATTACAAATAAAGAATTTAAAAAACAACTATTTAAAGATTTATATATTGTTAAAAATGATATTATAAATGGTACATTAAAAGCAAGTGATAAATTCCATAATTGGATTAAAGAATATCGTTATAGAATTGTTCCTGAAGATTTTGAAGTAAATTATTATTATGATGTTAAATCTACACCACAAAAGTATCTTAAATATATGATATTTATGAATATTGAATTAGAAAAAATAGAGGGTAAAATGTATCAATTTTTTCCTATTCAATCGTCAATTATTCCTAATCATATACAAATTGATACTAAATCTATAATAGAACTTTTAGTAGATAAAGAAAAGAAGCAATATTTAGATAATATCGAATTAAATAAAGAGTTTTTATGGGATAAATTTTTTAATATAACACAAAAAATAAAAGATTATAAGTTTGATAATACAATTATTACAGATGGTTATGCAACATCTTTAAGATTTATTCATAAAGATTATATTGAAGGAGAAAAACTTAAGAAAGAAAAGATGAAGAAAGGACGAAAAGAAGCAAAAGAAATGACAGAAGAAGATAAAGAAAAGAAAAAACTTGATAAAAAGAAATTACAAGATGAAAAGAAAGAGTTAAATAAAAAAAAACAAAAAGAAAAACCTAAAATTGAAAAAACTTACGATTTTCCTTATATTGATGATGTTGATAAAGAGGACCTAAAAGGTAATCATATTTTTATTGACCCTGGTAAAAGAAGTTTATTTACTATGATGAATGATGATGGTAAGTTTTATTCTTATACTAATAAACAAAGAGTAAATGAAACTAAAAGATTAAAATATCAGAAAATTCTTAAAAAGTATAGAGAGGAGTTAAATATTACATCAAAAGAAAATGAATTATCATCATTCAATAGTAAAAGTTGCAATATAAATAAGTTTAATGATTTTATTAACAAAAAAATAAGTACTAATGAAATACTGTATAAACTTTATCAAAAAAATAAATTTAGACAATATAGATGGTATGCTTTTATTAACAAAAAAAGAACAGAAGACAATATGCTTAATAAAATTGAAAAGACATATACAAAAGATAGTATTATAATAATTGGTGATTGGAGTATCGGTAAGCAAATGAAAAACTTTATTTCAACACCAAATTTATCATTAAAAAGAAAATTACAAGAAAGATTTAAAGTTTATGATATAGACGAATATAGGACATCGTGTCTAAATTACAAGACAGAAGAACTATGTAGTAATTTATATTTACCTGATAAGAAATCTAAAGAACGAAAGATGCATTCTATCCTAACATATAAAATGGAAAATAAACGGAATGGTTGTATCAATCGTGATAAAAATGGTTGTAAAAATATTCAAAAAGTGTTTAATTATTATATTGAATATAATGAAAGACCAGAAAGATATAAAAGAGGAGTTGATTTACAAAAACTACAAACCGTTTTAACAGAACCGTCAAATTGTAGTTAGTCGCTTTAATGTGATCATTTACACCAATAGAAGAGATGAATAACAAATTATTATATTTTTATAATAACTTTGTCCCATTTTTCTCTTTGGTTGGTGTAATACCGAATACGAATGGTTTAATAATGGTTTTGTGCTATATAAAGTATTATAATTATTCCATACCAAGCTTATTCATAAGGTTATTTATACGAGAATTTTGCTCGTTTAATTTGTTTTTATTATCTTTAATCTGTCTATAAAGGTCTTGTGTAGCACAAACATTAAGAGTATAAATATAGCTCTTGTCTAAAGCATGGAAATCATTTACAACACTACCATATACAAATACCTTTTCACTGTCAAAATCATAATCGACTTTAATGATATTTGAATTTACAATTTCCAAAACTTCACAACGTATTTTAATTCCATTTTCATTGAATATATCTATTTTACACCCAGTATATACCTTGCTACTAATATCATCGTCAATAAATATAACATTTTTATTTTTCACAACACCATCTTTGTAGATGTTTGGTATACTTTCACTTTGTAAATTTATAGCATTTGGTATTACATCATTTATTTGTTGTGCCAAGAAACCATAAACAGTTTCATTGCTTCTTTTTACGTCAATGTAATTATATGTCTTAGGTTGTATCATAAGTATCTGTTCTAATGCAGCAAAATCATCTATATCTCTTATATTTTTTTTAATTCTTGCGTCACTACTGCTAACCACACCCGATTGTACCCATATAGAATTATTAGTTTTAATACTATATATTGTACTATCTGCTGTGTAAATATCCAATGAAGCAGATGGTAATGTAGTACCTATACCTACACTACCTTCCATATAATAAATATTTCTGTTTAAATCTCCATTTTTATGTAAATAATAGTCTTTTGATTTCATCCATCTGTTAGCATCTGTAATTTCGTTATATGTACTGTAACTTTTAATTAGTGTTGAATTATTTCCAGTAGCATAAATATTCAAAATATTACTTGTAATAGCACCAGTATTATAAATAGCAAAGTCCTGAATATATACTGGTTGATTATCTGTTTCTGTGTTTATCAAATAGAACTTATTATCCTTAAAGAGCTCTTTATTGCCATTATTAATAATAACATTTACATTATTAATTCCACCTATGCTAAGTTGTGACACACCTTTAATTATACCTGTTCCAGTGACATCTTGTACAAAAGTAGGAAGGGATAAATTACTAGAATATACGGAACCTATACCCAATTGTCCATAATTGCCAAAGTTGCTTGTATTTGTGAGATCTCCTCCACCACATGTCAAGAGTGTGCCGTCGTATCTTAAGAAATAAGATGAGTTTGCATTATTTGCCATTTGTATAATACCATTCAAATAACTATTACCGGTAATATTCATAACAGGTAATGGTGATGCAATATTCACAAGATTGTTTCTTCCTAATTGTCCAAAACTATTCAACCCGCATGCAAATACAGAACCATCGGTTCTTAAATATAATGTATGCATACTATTACCATTGGCTGCAATTTGTGTTATATTATCAATATTTAGAACTTGTACAGGATAACTGTATTGTGAATATGTACCATTTCCTAATTGCCCGTATAATCCATTTCCGCAAGCGTATACAGTACCATCATTTTTCAAGAATACAGATGTTTTTGCATTTGCTGCTATTTGCTTGACATCTGTTAAAAATCCAATATTGTTAACTCCTAATACTTGAACGGGCCAGTTTCTCTGTGTTTTAGTATTATCGCCTAATGTGCCATCAATGTTTAATCCACAGCCATATACAGTACCATCATTCTTCAAAAACAATGTAGTAGAATTATCTCCAAACCCAGATACTGTTTGAATTATGTTAGTCATAAAACCTATTAACCCTACGCCCGCAACACGAACAATTATATTTCTTTGTATAACTGTTCCATCTCCTATATTTCCATACAAATTCATACCGCAACCGTATACAGAACCATCTGTTTTAACAAAATGAGACCAGATAGGACCACAACTAATAGCTTTTACATTTTGTAAATTAGTTATTCCATTAAGATCTAATACAGGAACAAATATACTTGTATTGATAGTATTATTAACACCAAGCTGACCATATAAATTATAACCACATGCAAACACTGTTTTATCTACCTTCAAAATTAATGTATGGGACGCGCCGTTTGCAATGCTTGTAACACCTTTCATTTGTCTTAGATTGTTAGCATCATAAATAGTCTGTGGTAAAGTAACATTTGGAATATATGGTATAGGATAATTACTTGAAGTAGGTATGTAGTAGTTACTACCAGATGTAATAAGATAATTTGAAGTTAACATAGTGGTATAATCATCTGTTATAGATGAGTCATATAAATAATCTTCCAAAGTAGTTGTTAATGGAAGTGTAGTTAACTTAACATCTGATAAATAAAAGCTACCGATATTTGAAGTATCACCTAACTTATTAATAAATAAATTTGGTTTTATTGATAATTTGTTAAAATAAGTATATTCTGAACTTATCTCTGTATCATCACTTATTTTTACAAATCCTTGGTTTGATGTGTTATTATTTATATTCCAAATAAAATGTCGCCATGTGTTATCATTTACAATATTTGAAATATTTGCAACTGGTATATCATTAATTTCAAATGATAGATTGCTATTTTTATTGACAATCTTCATACTATTCGCAGAATACCTTATAACAACAATACCAGATGCACCATTATCACCACTTCCACCCCCTCCACCTGTATTTGGAATAGCATTTGATATTATACTACCGCCCCCATGTGAAACAACAATATTTGAAATACTTGCACTACCACCCCCGCCATATCCGACTAAAGCTCCAGTTATATCAATATTTACACCTGTGCCACCATTTCCACCATTCGATACAGAAGCGTTCACCCCATTTTTTCCAATAATGCCCTCTCCGCCTCCTCCGCCTCCAGCTGCATAATAATAATTACCTATACCACCATCGCCTGCGTAATTTGAACTTAATCCTCCTGTATAAGTTCCTAAATTACCGCCTCCGCCGCCTCCGCCGCCTCCGCCGCCATATGTAGATATACCTTTACTTGATGTACCGCCGGCACCACCACCATATGCACTAATAAAAACATTACTATTATCATCTAAAATAATACTATCAACACCATTATTACCAATATTTGTTACAATACCACCAGAACCAATATTAATAGTATAAGTACCTGGTGTAAAAGTAATAGCGTTTCCAGTTTTATATGATACATCATTATTAGTATATAATTTAACTTGACCTGCGCCTCCTCCACCGCCTCTATAATTGATAGAAATAATATCATCACCTCCTTGTGCAAATACTGATTGTAATTTGCCTCCAGAAATATGCGTAATTCGATAAATATAACCATTACCATAATGCCCTTTAACTTGTTGTAAAGTATTATAATTATTAATATTATTTACACCAATTTGTCCATTGGTATTTATACCATAAGCAAAAACTGCTCCATCGCTTTGTCGTAAAAATAACGAATGAAATTCTCCTGCGGCAATTTGTGTAATATTCAAAGCTGAAATAAAACCAGCACCATTTAAACCTAGAACCTTTTGTAATACACTATTATTTAATCCAGGTGCAATACTTAAATAGTTAATATCGCCACATGTAAAAACAGCACTGTCGCTACCTCTTAAGAATAATGAATGATAAAATCCTGCTGCAACTTGTGTAATACCTGAAATAAATCCTACCCCATTTTCACCTAAAATTTGTTGTAATGAAATATTAGTATTTGTGTTATTTAATCCCAATATACCATTACCATTCCAACCACAACCATATACTAAGCCGTTAGTTTCACTTAAAAATAATGAATGATAATATCCACAAGATACTTGTTTAATACCTGAAATATATCCTATACCATTTACACCCTTTACATATTGTAAAGTTGTATAATATGAAATAGCAACATTTAAACCAAGCTGTCCGTAGTTATTACGACCGCAAGCAAATACCATTCCATCACTACCTCTGATAAATATTGAATGGTCAAAACCGTAACCAGTAGCGATTTGTATGATACCGTCTATAAATCCAACACCGTTGACACCTAATACTTGTTGTAATGAATTATAACTTGTAATATTATTCAAACCAAGCTGACCATTTTCATTATGTCCACAGCAATATACACTACTGTTATTGGATAAAAAGAGTGAATGATTTCTACCTGCAGCAACTTGTATAATGCCAGAAATATTTAAAAGAGAACCGTTAAAACCGACAACCTGTTGTAATGAAGAATAGTTAGTATTATTATTTAATCCTAGTTGACCGACATTATTTAGACCACAACTATATACAGTACCATCGCTTCCTTTTAGAAATAAAGTATGACCTTCGCCAGAAGAAGATTGTGTAATACCTGTAATAAGTCCAGTACCATTAGTACCCAATACTTTTTGTAATGCTGTATAATACGTGTATGTTGCATTTAAACCGAGTTGCCCATTATTATTGCCTCCGCAAATATAAGTATTTAATTCTATATTATAGTTGCTAGTATAATTGCTTCCACCGCTACCTCCTCCACCGACTATTAATACATCACATATAATTGGACTATCAACAGTTATAGTATATGTATCATTTGTATTTGTAAAGGCCAAATAATAATCAGTATTATTAATTTGATTGGCAGGTACTGTAGAATCAATCAAAGGATAATCAAAATTTAAAATAGTATCATTTTCTTCTAAATTACTTGATTTAAACCAACTAGAAATAGTTAGATCTTGATAATTCCCCCAATTTTCACTTGGAATATAAGCTTCAGTATTATTTGCTAAAATAATACTATTTCTGTTATCTTCGAAAATATAGTCACCAGTATTACTGTTTAATGTTTTAGAATTAATAGATGAGTCATCATTAATCTTATCAAGTTCTTCAAATTTATAATTTGCATAATAAATAGCATTTGATGATAGAATTAAACTATAATTACTTGTTGTTTCTACAAGATAATTACTAGTTTTCTCATTAAAATAGTTACTAGTATCATATATAAAATTATTAAATTGTGAATTTGAAGTAGTTGCAAATTCAAGCTTAAAGGAATACGATTTATTACTACCACTGGAACTAAAAGAATAATTACTACCTACGCCAATAGTTGAACTAGAAGCCATAAAATAATTTGTAACAGAAACAGGATTATTATGTACATATGATATTATACCATGATTTGTAGTACTTGTTGTACCATCTCTCCATCCAAACTTATAATTACTTGTTAAAAATATGTTAGACCCGCTGACAACATCAAATGGATAAGAATATATACCATTTAAATTACTAACAGTTATAGATTTACCAATGCCTCTCAATATATAGTTAGTATCGCTAACGAATTCTAAAATCAATGGAGTAACCGATCTGCTAGCTGAACTATATTGAACTGTGTGATAGAAGGACCAATTTATTAATAATGCACCGTTTGGTTGTTTTATATCCAAATTATTAACATATGTAAATCCTATATTATCACTTAAACCTCTTGAAATCAAACCATTGTCAAAAATATGTGTTGAAGTGCCAAAAGAAAGCAAAGAAGCATCAATACTACCACCAGTATCTGTATAAATATAGTTGCTAGAAGCATATGAAATATATAAATTACTTTCAAATGTTACAGCTTGTTGTATAACTTCTAAACTAAGGTCATTAAAAGGTTTATATGTAACAAAATGGCTTGCAAGCGAATAATATTCACCAGAGTAATCATCTAGCTTAATTAATTTATGATTGAATATAGGTTTAGCAACTTTTGTATATAGTTTGCTATGAAACTTATAATATCCAGTTGGAATATAAATAGGTTTATTAGTTGTCATGTTAAGAGAACTTAATATTGTATTTTGAGCATTTAAACTATTTCCATAATAGTTTGCAACGTTTGTAAAATCCTTAACGGACTTATCAGCATCAGTTCCAATATATATCTCTGCTGTTATATCATTTGTTATATCATTAACGAAATAATAGTATCCGTCAAACAATCTAATATTAGCATCTATTTCGGTAAGTATGTATGACGTGGTGTTTAAATTACTATTTACGTACATATCATATAAGTAATTACTACCATCATATTCGAACATATAATTAGAATTAATAGTAGTTACATTAGAAGACACCTTGTAACTATAATACAAATCTGCACTTGAGATCATATTATTAAAATCGCTATTATTTAATGCAGTTCTGGTAACAATATTTGGATATGAGTATGCGCTATTTGATGTAATATTAGTTTTAATCAAATCGTAACTAAAATATGTATTGGTTAATATAGCTCCTTTCATGAAATCATTTACGTCTCTGTAAGTCGAATTATTATATGGGTTATTTAACCCTATATACATTCCATATTTTGGAGAATTATCAGTGGTCAACATATTATTATAACTTACGATATGATTATTGTCAAGTTTATTATTGACATAAATGGTTTGTTGTGATTGGTTTAAGTATAGTTGAACATTTATCAACCCATTATTAACAATATTTCCAATCAAATCGACATTATACCATTCATTTATTGATATCTTGGTTTTTGTTACTATAGAAAAGTCATTTCCTAATAGAATATATAAAATACCTGCGAAAACCTTGATTGCTATTTTGCTATTTGCTGCACTACCAATATAATATAGTGGGCTATTAAAAACGTTTGTTACTTTGAATAAGAAGTGAATGGTAAACCCGTTAGCATCAATATTTCTAATAATACTGTTTACATATGTATTATCTGTATTATATATATATGTATCACGTGTTGATAGTAATGCGTATTTATTGGTAGTAATATCACTACCTTGAGTATTAAATTTATCATTGTAATAAATAGACGCTACTTCATCGTCTGAAAGCGCTCTATTATAAATACGTACATCATCAATGTTACCATTAAAATAATTATACATTCCGTTATCTGCATTTACTAACTTTCCAATAAATATATTTGAATAGTTGCCTGTCTCTGGATATGGCATAGGAGCTATATTATTGATAAGCATGCCATTTGTGTATATTTTCCATCGACTGTCATTAGGATCAGTGTTATATTGATATGACAACGTATATAAAATACCTTTATTATATATATCAGGATGGTAAACGGTAGAAGATGAGACTATATTATTTTTAGTAACATTAGTAATAATATTGGAGGTTTCTAATGTAATATTAATACCATTTGATGGATTTATATATGCATCAAATATTGTTTTCTTGCTTCCAAATGTCGAATTAGCATATAATGCAATGTCATTTATATTAATATTATATGATGCGTTAATTAATAATGCATAATAACGATATGATTGTAAATTAGTTGGAACCAAAGTTAATATATTAGAAGTACTACTATATAAATATGTTCCACCTACAGTACCTAAAATATCCCATGGAACATTTATATCTGAAAGACTGGATGAGTTTACATCATTAGTTCCATAAAGTTTGAACGATACAATATATGATAAAGTGGTAGTAGTTATAGGTGTAGAGAAGCTAATAGTTGCATAATTTGCTTTAACATTTTGGAATGAATCAAATTTAATAACTTCACCTTTAAATCCACCCAATTCTACAAATGTATCTGGTGGATACGTTGTAATAATATTATACCCCCCTGTATTATATAAACCTGTATATATTAAATTTATTTTCATACCAAAAACATTAAGTAATATTGGTGTTTTACTGCTAGTTATTGAGGTAGAAATATTTAGTTGTCCGTATGTATTATTTCCTACAACATACGTCTGTCCCTTGTCTGTTGTATAGAATGTATGATCTCCGCCAGTAATAACATCAACTATTTTCGATCCTGACCATGTAGATGAAAGAACCTCAACAAATGATGTTTGTATAGTAGTAAAATTGGGAATACTTGTCATATCAGTTCCATATACATATAAACTACCATCATCAGCTAGAGCCAATGTACATTTATTTGGTGAAAAACTTATTTTAATAATACGTTTTGACGAAGGGATCGAGTTTTCTAAATAAGGAACATTACCAGTTCTTACACCTAACGAACATACAATTCCAGCCTTAGTTAAAATATATGTTTGATTACCACAACAATAAATTTTAGATATGTTTGAAACTGCTGTAAATAGAGACCAATTATTTTGATTTGTAAAATTACCAGTTCCTAATTGGCCTACGTTGTTATATCCTATAATATATACAGATCCACTTTCAGTGATAATGTATGTATGATAATCCCCTGTAGCAACATAAGTTACTTTTTCTCCATTCCATCTTGATGCAGGAATAAGTATAGGAGTTGTTTTGGAAATATTTGTTCCATCACCTAATTGATAATACGTATTATTACCATATGTATAAAGTAATCCGCTTGCAGTAATAAAATAGTAACTGTATCCAATAGAAATATGCGATATTTTTTCATTGTTAAAATACATAGGGTTAACGAGAACTAACCCATTTGATTGAATAAAATAAACACGTCCAACATCAGTCAAAACAAATACAAGTGTATTACCAGACGATCCTGCAATTTGTATAATAGTTTCATTGAAACCCGAAGGTATAATAGTAGGAACATATCCGGTCCTATTAGTTGTCGTACCGTCGCCTAGTTGTCCAGCACTATTCAAACCAATTGCATATATTTGCGTAAATGAGTTAATGTACATTGATGTAGTATCATTATTATCAAAACAATTTAAAACATTCATATTTGATATTGCTGATGTTGTACAATAAAGAGGTATATCATTTCGCGTATAGGTTCTTAGAGGATATTTGTTTTGCATATCAGTAGTCTTAATCCACATACTAATAGTAGTATCATTATTGCCAAAATTATAGTAGTTTGGTTCAAAATAAGCATATGCATTATTTGACGCATTCAAGTTTAATGAAGCATAACCAGAATAGTATGTATTAAAATCAAACGCTGTATTCACAGTATATATTACATTATTTGGTGAAGGATTAGTAGACGGGGTATAAATACCTTTAGTTAATTGTGTTGTGATAACATTTGATGCACCCATGTTTTCAGGTGTATACATTCTAAAATCTTGAATATCAACAGTATAATTACTATTATATAAGTACATTTCATAAGAAATATCTTCGTCGTACAAATATGCAAATTGATTACTTGAATCATAAACAAGTTGATTATTATATTTAATAGTATTTAAAAACAACCAAGAACCTGCAGCATGAATACCATTAATTGGTTTATCAATATTTTGATTACTATTTAACAATGTAAGCAACCCATTAGAACCTCCATTGATATATACATTATTGCTAGTATCAAGTAATAACAATGCAGCTACTAATGGTGATACATTGGCTATTCCACAACTAATATCCTTAATATTTTGCAAGGGTTCATTACCTTCTAATGTGAGAACTTCTTTTGGAATATTAATATTGGAAGTAAGACCGACGCCTAATATACCACCTTGATTATATCCTGTAGCAAGAACTCTTGTATCTGCAGTAAGTAAAAGTGTATAATAATCACCACACGATATGCGAACAATTTGATTAACATAATTAATACCATTAACATTTAACATATATTGCGGATATTGGGTATTTGTATAATTACCAATTCCTAACTGTCCGTAAGTATTATTGCCAAGAGAATATACATATCCATTTTTAGTAAGGAAAATCGTAAAAGACATGCCGCATTCTATTTGTTGTATATTTTGCATAATACCTTTACCATTTATAGCTGATATATATGTGGGTTTAGCTATGTTAAATATAGTATTTTCAAATGATGCAAATGATTGATAAGCCAATCCTTTATTATCTATGAAATACATAATTGAATTATTTTTGCGACATGAAATTTTCGTGATATTGGATAAATTAGATGTTCCAGTAGGATCTTTGATGAAATCATATAATGGGATAGAATAAACGTTGCCTGTATCCGTGAGGAAAATATTATAGTTACTTGAATATGCATTGCCATCACTACCGCCAGTAGCTATATCTGTAATTTTATAACCTGATAAATTAGTCATATATGTTAAATAAGAATAGTTATTTACAGTATAAATATCGCTACCAGAATATAAACCATTATCACCTGTAATATATACAGAACCATTTTTTTTAAGGAATAAAGAATAATTTGCACTATTACTGCTACAATATGATACAATTTTGATTATATCTTTTGCATTAAAACCTCCTTCCCCGTCAACAATATAATTTAAAGATAATTTGTTGAACATAGTATCATTTTGTCCTAATTGACCAAATGTATTACGTCCGGATGAAAATGCGTAATTATTTGCGTTAACTAACATATTATGGTTATATGACGACATCTTATTGATATTTGATGAAATATAATATGGTTTAATACGATAATGATTTCCAAAATTATTATTTTTAATGCATATTGTATAATAATACCCTGTTGATATAAATGTAATACCACTAATAAATCCGACACCATTAATACCTTTCACTTGTTGCACTGAATTATAAGTTGTAGTAGTATTTAAACCGGTTTGTCCACGAGAACCAAACCCTGTGCCAAATAATGCACCATCATATCCTCTTAAAAATATTATAAACTCAACACCGCAAGATATTTGTGTAATGTTATAAAGAAATCCTACACCATCTACACCTTTAACTTGTTGTAATGTGGGATATTGTGTAGAATTGCCCAAACCAAGAAATCCTCCTGATCCTGCAGCAAATACAGCACCGTCTTTCTTTCTTGCATACACTGTAAAACTCGCACCACACGCAATATCTATAATATCTGAAATAAACCCATTACCATTTACTCCTTTTACTTGTTGTAATGTATTATAATAAGTATAAGCATAGCTATTTATACCTAGCTGTCCAGCATTATTCATACCACAAGCAAAAACAGCACCATCACTTCCTCTTAAGAATAATACTTGGTTTCCTGCTGCAACTTTTGTAATACCTGAAATATATCCAATACCATTAACTCCCTTTACAATTTGTAATGATGTATATGGAGTAATATTACCTTGACCAAGTACACCATTTTCATTTAAACCACATGCATAAACTGCACCATCTTTTTCTCTTATAAAATATGAATTATTAGGACTAGATGCAACAGATTTAATACCAGACAAAATTCCAATACCATTTATACCCTTTACTTGTTGTACTGTAGAATAATATAAAGTATTACCTAATCCAAGTTGTCCATAATTATTAGTACCAGAGGAACATACAGTACCATCGCGTTTAAGATATAATACAGGCCCATCCAATGTTACAATATCTTTAACATTATCAAGATACCCAACACCATTAATGCCAGGTACTTGTTGTATCAGTCCGTTTGCTAGATCTGTAACGAATACTGCACCATCTGTAGATCTCGCAAAATAAGATCTAGTATTAGCACATGCTATAGATGAAACATTTGAAAAAAATCCAATACCATTAACCCCTTTAACTTGTTGTAATGACGTATATTGTATTTTGTTACCTAAACCAAGCTCACCATAATTATTAAAACCTGTACTCAATGCAATAGTATCTAATGTATCATAATCCTCAGCATAGACACTGCCGTTGGTGCTTATAAAATATCCACTTCTTCCTTGCACGACTTTCTGTATAATATTGTTTGACAAATTAACTGGGTTTATTGTATTATAGATATTCAAAATATTGCTACTACTTCTATAAATTTTAGAATCATTTGTCAAATATAATGATCCAAAATCTCCTTTAGCAGATATTTGCGAAACATTTGTCATCATTTCTCCCAGACCTGAACCAACAACTGGATATAGAGACATCATATTTGAATTACCACCAGAAGCATAACAAACACCATTATTTTTCAAAAATAATGACCAGCTTTCACCGGCTTCTATTTGTTTAACATCTGATAACTGATTGCTGTATCCAACATCCATAATTGGAATAAAGGATGGTGTAAATGTGTTAATAAATCCTCGAGAAAGTTGACCAGTATCATTTTTACCACATCCCCATGCATTAGTATCATTTGTAATAACTAATGTTGTATTTGCACTAGCTGAAACATAAGTAACATTTGTAATTGTACTTTGTTTTAAGACGTTAAATGCGAAAGTTGTGTTACCGATGCCTAATTGACCAAATATATTCAAACCACATCCATACAAAGTACCATCATTTTTTAAAAACATAGAATGAGAATCGCCAGCAGAAACTTGAATTATATCAGATATAAATCCAGTACCGTTTAACCCTTTTACTTGTTTTAGTATTTTGTTTACATTATTATTCATAACAATATCCAATCCGAGTTGTCCAGTAGAGTTTAATCCGCAACTATAAACATTACCATCATTCATCAATACTAAAGAATGGTTACTTCCCGCGGAAACATCAGAAATATTTTCAAACATTTTAACGGGATCAGGAGATATAACATTTCTCAAAACAGAATATATAGTATTTTCATTTCCTAATCCAGAAGCATTTGAAGTAATATTTGCACTAATACTATATACACCATAATCAGTACCTTTTGATATATTATTATTTATTGTTATTAATTTTTGTGTATAACTATTCTTATCAATAAACATTGTAGTACCAATGTATGTCATAGCATTTCTAATATTGATATTCAACACTTGTATACTTTTAAATTCAACATTTTTACTTAAAATAGAATATTTATTACCATAATATTGAGTATATTTATAATATTTTGCTTGAAAAAAATTGGCATTCACGGAATTCTTGAGAACCTTTTGTGTTAACTTATAATAACCTACATTTAATTTAACAGGATATTTAGTGACATTCACATTATTAATAGTATTATTAGGGACATTTATATCACCATTATAATAAGAAGATATTACAATGCTATCATTATTATTAAATTTATTCATACCACTTAATATTAATTCGCATGCAATATCATTTTGAAGATCTAAAGCAAAATGGTAAAATCCTTCTTCGCTAATAAATACATACGATGTATTTTCTAGAGAAGTAGATACAATATCATTAATATTAACAAGATTTTGATCAGTGTATTTGCTTATATCAACATTATAAGAAGAATTTATTAATTCATTTGATGTTAAATATATAGTATTTTTCAAAATCGAATTATTATTAAAATATTTATTAAACTCTATAGAATTAATCGGTGATATTAATAATGTATTTGGATTAACATTTTCAATACTATTTGCATAACATGTAAATGTTAATGCTGAACCAATAACATAATTATTTTCACCAATATTACTATTATTCTTTGGATTAAAACCTCCAATATATAATGCTGTATTTTCTGGACCATATGTAAATGTCGAAGCATTATATTCTAATAAAATATTTGATGTATCATATAGAATATTTTGTGTTTTAATATAGATATTTTGTTTTACACCATTAATATAAATTTCGAAGCTTATTTTACCATATTGAATTTTAGTAACAATATCAATAACAAACCATGAATTTGCATTAAGATTATTATCTGAATAAATATGTATATTATACATTCCTTCAGCTAAGATTACATAAATGCATCCATAGTATATAAAAACATTTATAAAGCCTTTACCAATATTGCCAAAATAGTAAATAGGAATATGTGACATATTATTAGCTCTAAAAACAAAATGCAGTAAGAACCCTTTATTATTCATGTATTTTAACATGTTAATAAGTTCATATTGATTTATGTAATAAATATATCGATTTATTGTTGTAGACAGTGCGTAAGAGTTATTCGTATCATATTGTGATAATTCCTGGTTGTATTGTACATAATCATTTATTGAAGAATATACAGGTGTAATGTTTGACGAATTATAAAAGATATAGTTACTACTATCATAATATGTCATCATTTTTTTATCATTAAAATTAAGATATAATAGTGGTATTGTATTATCAAATAGTGAGTTATTGAATGTATTATCGAAATTGAACCAAGATACCAAATTATTTGTATGACCTTTGAAAGTTGCATACTTGAGATTTCTAGCACTTATTTTAGTAGCTTCATCTGAGTTCAAAGATTTCTTATAAAGTCTAAAATCGTCAAAATATCCCTTAAAATAACTAGAATTATATAAGTTGCCCAGATAGTTATAATTATAAGACGCGGATAAAGGATAATATCTATCACCTTCGCTTGTATATATTTTTTGTCCATTCAAATAAATATACCAACTAGATTTTGTATTAGTAGAACCAGGGGCGATTACCCATACAATATTATAATATTTGTAATTTACTATTTGTGTATTTATTGTAACCGTTTGCATTAAGGATGTAGAATTTTGTTTAATTCTAAAATTTAATTGATTTGTGGATAAGAAAATTTCAACAGATCTTGTAGGTGTTATTGTATTTAGCGTATCAGTAAATGCGAAAAGATATTGATTAGCAATAGTAACATCAACAGTACTAAAAAGTAAACTAAAAGTTAAACCTGATGGGTAAATATCAGAAACTGTACTTAGATTAAGAGATCCTGTAGTTGCCATATAAATATTGGTTGCACCATTTAAATATGCATTATAAATACCTGTTATATTATTTGCAACATACATAGGATTTCCAGCATTATTGAATGCATAATTTGAATTAGCATCAAAATTCATTAAATGTCCTTCAAAATTATACCATAAAACAATTTCATTTTCGTGATTATCATAATAAGGATAGTTTATACCAACATTTGTACTAATTTCATAAGAATTTAATACTTTTTTATATACTCTAAAATCAGATAAATTACCTACAAAATTAGAGCTATTATTAGTATTTGTCTGTGCACTATACATACTATAAGTATAATTGCAATTAGATGGATATAATGCTGTAATATTATTTATATATTTGATACCGTTCAAATATATTGACCATAAACCATCAATATTAGTTGCATTATTAATATTCTTAGATATAACCCATGAGATATTATAATAAATACCATATTGTAATGGTATAGGTAAAGTATATGAAGTTGTAATATTATTTTTAGAGATGCTCATATATATATTATTATTTATCAGATATGATTCGATGGTAGAATCTGATGATAATAAATTCGAAGTAGTATATGAAAATATGTATCGTTTACCATTTACTGTTGGATTAATCCAGAATGATATTGTAAGACCTGAATTGTCAGCATAATTAATACCTGACGGCATCATAGCATTATTATATTGACCCATAAGATATGATGTACTACCGTCAAGATATAATGAATTAGTATTGTTTATCATAGTATTACCATAAGTTTCTTTTCCACTTAGAATATATAAATTTTTGTCAATATCATTAATATGATTGTTAGTATTACCGTCGAATTTGTACCATAATAATAAATCATTTATATGATCTTCATATCCTGGAAATGACTTAGATAACATAAAACTTTTAGCAGCATATTTGCTAGTATCATTTATGTTATCAAAATTAAATTGTAAAATAGGGTCCAAAGTTATTAAATTACATGTGGTAACTGTATTAGCAACAGACAAGTTATTTCCTGTACCACCTGTTCCTTGACCAATACTATCATTTAATAATGCTAATCTATCCAAAATGCCTAGTGCTAAATTTGAGCTATTTATATTTAGATTATTAATTTGAGATTGGACTGGTGCATTCAATGATGACAGGGTATCTAAATTAGAGCTCAATATAGTTGTTGTAACAAGTTTTCCAGAATTATTTGTAACAACAACTCTATTTGGTAATAAATTTGCGGAAGTAATAGTACTAGCAGCACCAGTGATGATATTTTGTTTTGTACTAATATAGTTGGATTGCATTACATTATACAAGCCAAAATCATTTGGCACATTTAATAGAATTGCGGGTGCAGACGCAAGTACATTTGATGTAATTCTCTCTATATAGCTTTTCATATCTGTATTAATATATTCTCCACTATCATTCAACTCTAGAAGACCTAAATCAACAACATCTAAAGACTCAACAACAAGTTTGCCAGTAATTGTAAGATTTGCATCATAAATATTATTTACTATATATGAATTTGATGCACCAGGAGCAATCATATCAAGATTTAAATCTGTAATACGTTGACTAATAACATTTGAATTATAATTAATATCCCTGCTAAGATTATTGGAAGTAATATTATAATAAGTATAAATTTCATTAGAATTTTGTTGAAAAAGTGCATCCAAAGCATTCGAAGATATAATTATTGATTTTGACAGATTATTGGAAGTATCAGTTATTCTATTGCTTATTAAATTAGAAGTATCGCTAATTCGCGTACTTATAACATTAGAAGTGTCTAGAATTTTAATAGTAAATACATTTGAATTATCAGTAATATATCTATTTAGACTATTAGAAGTATTAAATATTTGTGTAGTGATTATATTTGATATATTGTAAAGGTTATCATAAAGGTTTTTATAAATAATAGGAATATTCGATGCGAATATATTTGATACATTTATCAAATTACAAGTTAGTATAACAAAAGTATTTGAGGTATTGATAATCAAAATATTTGAAGCGTTCAATATATTTTCAATTAAAACGTTTGAAGTATCTGTAATACTTGTAGTGATATTAGAATAAGTATTAGTAACCATATTAACTAAAGTATTTGAAGTTGCAAAAATATTTGAAGCCAATAAATTTGAATTTTCTATGAAATTGCTAGTATATGTAATATATGTACTAATTAAATCAGTCATAATTACATTAGAAGTAATAATAGTAAAATTGGATGTATCAATTAAAACATTCATTAAATAATTTGAAGTAATAAGTAAATTGTTACTTATCAAATTAGACGAATCCAATAAGTTTATATATAATGCATTGGAAGTATTTATCAAATTAGAATTCAAAATATTTGACACATTTGTTATTCTATTTGAGATCACATTTGATGTTGTTAAAATGTAATTAGATGTATTAATATTTGAAGATGTAGCAATAACACCAACGCGTTCTGATGTATAATATAAATTACTACCTTCTTCAAGGATACTAGTATTTCTATCAGATAGATTAGCCTGAGTTATTCCAGAACCATCGCCTATTAAAAAGGAAGCCCTTGTAGTTCCAATAACATCTAGAGTATATGTAGGATTACTTGTATTTATTCCAACTCTTCCACCATTTACAATTGACATTACAATATTGCTATCATCGAATACTTGCATAATATCATATATACCATTTTGTTGTACCTTTAGTGCAGGCCCTACAGCATCACTTATAATTTCTAATTTTTTCGATTGATAAGTTGTAGTATCAAGAGTAGTGGTGTTGCCGTAAACAATTAAATTAGATGCCATAAGAATTCCTGTCACGCTCATATCACCTTCGTATATATTATTAACAATATATCTGTTACTAGTACCATTTTGGATGTCATCTAAACTTTTTGTTTGTAGCATAGTATTAAATCTAGTGTCAGTATAATAAAGATTGCTTCCTTCTGGTAGATTGTTAGTATTCAAGTTATTAATTCTTATTGTTAAATCTTCAAAATAAATTTCAATATTATTTGAAAGACTATTAGAAGTATTTACAATAAGATTAGAAGTGCTAGTAATTTGTACACTTACAACATTATTGATAGTATCTGTCAAAATATTTGAAGTTTGTATGATATTTGTAATTAATTCATTTGATGTATTTGTTAAATTAGTTGCTGAACTATTGACTTGTACAGAAACAACATCGTTCATTAGTGTTGTTAATTCATTTGATGTATTTGTGATCATATTAAAAAGTATATTTGATGCATAATCTAAGTTTTCAATTGTCATATTAATTTCATTATTTATAGTGTCGTTTAATTCTGATGTTAAAATATTAGAAGTTTCGATAATATTGTTAATCAATAAATTGGAAGTAAATATTAAATAATTGCATGTATTTTGTATTTCAATACTAACAACATTATTGATAGTATCTGTTAATATATTTGAAGTGTCTGTAATTTTAGTAATTAAGAAATTCGATGTAGTTTCTATATAATTAGATGTTTCAATATTAGAAGAAGTTGCAATTACACCAACGCGTTCTGATGTATAATATAAATTACTACCTTCTATTAACATACTTGTGTCACGATCTTGTAAATTTACATTGGATAATCCTGCAGCATCACCAATAAAGTAAGAAGAACGCGTAGTTCCAATGACATCCAAAGTATATGAAGGTGAAATAGTATTAATACCAACATTACCACCTTGTATTATAGAGAATGCTATATTTGTATCATCATAAACATACATAATATCATTATTACCATTTTGAGTAATCTTTAAAGCAGGACCGTCAATATCACTGACAATCTCCATTCTTTCAGTTTGATATGTGTTTGTATTCAATGTAGTTACATCACCTGACACAATAAGATTAGAAGTAACCAATGTTCCTGTAATAGTCAGATCTCCATTGTAGATATTATTAACAATATATTTGTTGCTTGTACCCTCTAGTATATAATCTGCTGTTTTACTATCAAGTCTATCATCAAATCGTTGATCTGTATAAAAAAGGTTAGTTCCTTCTGTAATTTCGCTAGTAACCAAATTTGTTATTCTATCAGATATAATATTTGAGGTATGTAATAAAGTATCTTCAAGTATGTTTGATGTTATATTTAGCAAATCTGTTAAAATATTAGAAGTAGAAATAATATAATTTGAAGTATCGTAATTCGATGCAGTAGATATAATACCAACTCTTTCAGAAGTATAATATAAATTACTACCTTCTATTAGCAAACTTGTATCTCTATCGCTTAAATTGACGTTAAATAATTCTCTACCATCACCTTTAAAATATGTTGCATTTACTGTACCATTAACATCTAGAGCATATTCTGGGATAGCTTTATTTATACCGACATATCCATTATTAAAAACAGATAATACAATGTTACTATCATCATATACTTCCAAAATATTGCTATTACCACTCTGTCTAATTAGTAATGCAGGAGCTTCTGAATCACTAACAATTTCTAATTTTTTTGCTTGATAAGTAACTGTATCAAACGTTGTATAACTACCGTGTACAATTAAATTAGAAGTTGATAAAGTACCTGAAACAGTCAAATCTCTATCATATATATCATCAATAATGTATCTGTTACTCGTTCCTAAAATAATATCATCAAGACTTTTGGTAAGAAGCCGTTCATCAAATCTTTCAACTGTGTAGAATAGATTATTTCCTTCTGTAATTTCATTTGTTGTTAAGTCAGTAATTCTACCAGAAACAGAATCTAAAGCATTTGTAATACGAGTTGATATAACATTTGATGTATCTGTCAATCTATCTGAAATTAAATTAGATGTATCAGTAATTCTATCACTAATTAGGTTAGATGTATCTGTCAATCTATCTGAAATTAAATTAGAAGTTTCAGTCAGTCTGTCTGATATAGCATTTGAAGAATCTGTTAATCTAATTGAAATATCATTGGATGTATTTTGAATATAATTCGAGGTGTCAATATTTGATGAAGTTGCGATTATCCCTACTCTTTCAGAAGTGTAATATAGGTTACTACCTTCATTTAGTAGATCTGTACTTCTGTCATAAAGATTAATATTCCATAATTGAGAACCATCCCCTCTAAAATATGTAGCATTTGCAGTACCATTTACATCCAAAGTATACAATGGATTATTCGTATTAATACCTACAAAACCATCATTATTTATCATAAATGCTAAGTTTGATCCTGAATACGCTTGAAATATATCATTACATCCGTGTTGTGTAATTGTTAAAACGGGACCATTTGTATCGCTAAAAATTTCAAGTTGTTCAGTCTGATATGTTTCAGTATTCAAAGTAGTTCTATCTCCGAATACTACAAGATTTGATGCTGTTAAAGTACCATTAACATTTAAGTTTCTGCGATAGATATCATTAACAATATATCTATTACTTGTACCATCATGTATATCGTCTAAAGTTTTAGACAATAATCTGTCATCAAATCTTTCAAATGTATAATATAGATTGCTACCTTCTGGCATAAATGATGTATCACCTTGGCCTAGATCGAGATGATTTATTTCGTTATTATTTTCATCATAAAATGTAAGATTGATACCATAATCAGTAGATGTTAATATACTATAATTACAAGTAATACCAACAGAGTTAAACTTAATTTTGGATGTTATAATAGGCGCGACTTCATTAGAGGTATTTTTAATTGCAAGGGTACCTTGATCTTTGTCTGAAGATATAAGAGTTTCTCCAAGATGAATTGTGTTACCTGATAAATATAAATCCTTCCATTTATATTCGGGGCTTCCTAAATTGAAAGTTAAATTACTAGTTGGTATAATATTACCAGCTACATTGGTGTTTCTATTAAGATTAATATCATAATTATTAAATCTAGCAATTTTTTCTACAATACTATGTTTTGCTATTCCGATATAAGCCTCGACGTTTGATGATGTATTTGCACCGAATACAGCTGCACTATTATTACATCCTAAATGTAAATTATTTGAATTCTGTGCAAGAACCAAAAAGTATGCATCATCTAGAGTTGAAGAGAATCTTGCAACCGTGGACAGATTGGATGTTTTAACAGTGAATTTTGTTTTATCATTCAAAAAAGACATTTGTCCTAATAAATTATAGTATTATTATTTGTGACAAATAAGCATCTATGATATTACTAAACAATTTTTATTTTAATCATATAGATAAGTAAATGAAAATTGTATATATATTAATACCATTTTTTATAATATATATTATTTTAGCTGTATTATATTTCAATGATTTTTTGAAGGATTATGATATTAATACATTCAAAGAAGAATTTAAGAATGAATACATAATAGATAAATCATTGGAAGAGGCAACTAAAGATGAAGTAAGTCTAAATAGCCAAGTCATAAAATACAAAAATGGATTAAATGATGTTTATGATGAAATAACAGATCCTATAAGTGATGTATATTTACCATATTCAAATAGTAGCTTTGAAGATGCTGAGACAAATACGCAAAATAAGTTAAATGAGTACATGATAATAAATATATATAAAAATCTTCTAGATAGACAACCGAAACCCGATGAATTGAATAAACTTTTACAAGAATTTCATGAAAACAATGTAAATGAAGAGATACTTAAAATGAGAGTGTATAATTCAACAGAGTATAAAATGATTGTAAAAATGCAATCAAATGATGTAGATGCGGGTTTAATAAGTACGTCATCTTCTGAAGATTTAATAGATAAATTAAAACAGATATATAAAGAAATTAAAAAGACGGAACCAGAATTGAAAATGTTATTACCATTGAAGGATTGTTATATTCATCTACAGTTTAACGATTATCTTTTCAGAGCAATGCTAGTCCATAATAATTTTGGAAAATTCGAGACGGATATATTAGAAATGGCTATGCTTTCAAGAGATAAAATGCTTGAATTATTCAACAAATATTTTTTATTATCAGAATTAAGATTGGTAGCAAATGAATTTAAAAAGCAAGATATATTACAGAGAAAAGCTACATCTATACCACAATCATTGCAAACAAATGTAGGAACTCCGATAAATAGTTCTAATATTAACATAGGAACACAACAACAAATAACAGATATAGTAAAAGAAGGTAACAATGTATTTAATATTAATATAATGTTAAACGATGATATGTTAAAGAGTAAGGCGTATTCAGATGATGCAAGTAAAAAAGTCTATAACAAATCTGGTAATACATATGAAAACGTTTGTCCTATTAAACCAGAAAAACATAAAATATATAATCCTATAAAATATCAACAACAATATAGAGGGGATATGAGATATAGGCCAAATGTATGTTCATATGGAACAAAACAGATTGTACAACCTGTATTTGTAAATTCAAGCACTTTATTTCATGGTACAGATTTAAAGGAAGCGTCAGAAAATACACAAATAGGAAGTATAATGCCCAAATTTGAATATAGAGAATATGAAGAAGTTGAAGATGATAGCATGTAAAAAACTTAATTGGTTAAATCATACGTAAGTAAATACATTATATTGTAAAAATATAATTCATAAAAATAAGATATACTTGATGATGCACAAAATCTAATTATTTATTTTGAAGTGATTTTAATAATGATTGTAAGTCTAAGGAATCGCTAGATCCGCCTTGTTTTTTGCTAGTTTTTTTGATCTTTTTAACTGGTTTAGAAGTTGCATTTTTATTTGCAACCATTTTTTTGTATTTTATTATATTCATTTTACGCTTCTTATACGTAACATACTTTTTAGTAGTACCTTGTTTTGAATACAAGGTTTTTTTTTTACCATTGATGACAATAGAACCACATTCCTTATACATAATTAGCAATACTTATTCCTATTATATAGCTACAAAATTATTATATTATAATAAAAATAGAAATGAAACAAGCTTTAGAAGGTGGAAATATAAAAGTATATACTGGTCCTAGAGGAGGAAAGTTTATTATTACTAAAAATGGAAAAAAGAATTATTTAGATAAACCATCATATAATAAGAATATTAAGTACCTTAAACCTAAAAAATAATAACTTAATTATTTTTTTGCTAAACACATATTAGAGATTATGTCTACAATAGAAAAAATAGTAGAAGATATTGAAATTGAAAAGCTAAAGAATATATATATTCAATACAAAGATATATATGATATTGTATCTAAATATATTATTCGGAAAAAACTATTGTTATATGGTGGTCTAACAATAAATCTACTATTACCACAAAAATATAAATTTTACAAAGATTATACATTAAACGATTATGATTGTTATTCTAAAACTGCGATGGAAGATTCAATAGAATTAGCGCATATTTTGAAAAGTAAAGGATACAAATATGTCAAGGTAAGACTAGCTAAACACAAAGAAACTTATAGAGTATATGTTAATAATAAACAAGTAATGGATATAACAAAAATTGATAATATATTATACAAAAAATTATATGACTATTCTAATAAAGAGTTACCAATTCACAAATATTACAATGAAAGCTATAAAATAATTCCGACTACAATGATTAAGAGAAACTTTCATTATGAATTATCAAGACCTGAACAATCATCATATCGATGGGTTAAAATTTATAATAGAATGAAGTTATTTAATGAAGTCTATAAGAATAAAAAAAGTAAAATAATAGCACATTGCGTTCCAATAGATAAAGAATATCAAATATTGACTAAGAAACTTCTTAATTATATCAAATCAAACGATTATCCAATTATAGATAGTTATGCTCTTAAATTTTATTTGAAGACAAAAAAAACTTGCTGTTATCGTACAAGTGAATCTTCAACCGTATTAGTTATTTTGTCGGATAATTATGAAAAGACCAAGAATGAAGTTATTTCACAAATTGAAATTATTTTAGATATGAATAAATACGAAATAGTTATAAATCATAATGACAATGATATATATATATTACCTTCTAAATATGATATAAGTATACTAAATAAGAATAATAATAAAATTTTTAAAATTTTAGATATTATACTAACTAAAAATGAATGTTTTTCAATGCAAAAGATAAGTGGGTATACTGTAGGCAGTATAGATACTATACTTTATTTTTTGTATTGTAATTATATATTAAATGATATATACAATAAAAATACTGATGAAATTTTATATATTATTAATACATATGAAGAATATATTAATAATGTATTAAAAAGTAATATTAAAAAAAGATTGAAAAGCACGTGTTATGGAAATATAAATAACGAGGATGAATTTAAAGTTAATTGGAAAAAGCGTCTTACTATAAAATATGTTTAATTGTTTTTTTTTATATGTTGTACATTACATTTATCGGCATCATCGGCATCATCGGCATCATCGGCATCATCGGCATCATCGGTATCATCGGCATCATCGGTATCATCGGCTTCATCGACATCATCGGCTTCATCGACATCATCGGCTTCATCGACATCATCGACATCATCGACATCATCGACATCATCGGCGTCATCGACATCATCGGCTTCATCGACATCATCGGCTTCATCGACATCATCAGTATACGTATTATTATCATTAACTAATTCAATAGTATTATCATTGAATAGTATAATTTTATCTGTTACGTACATTGAATTGACAAATTGAATTAGACGAGATCTTTTAAATGGTGTATCGTTATTAATAATTAATGAATCGAATGACTTATTTTGCAAAGTTATAATTACATCATCATAATATGGTAAGAATATATTAACACATAAATAGAAATTAACAAGGATATTATAATAAACAGTAGTGATATTTGTTATCAAATTAAAAGCCATATGTGTTATAATAATGAATAATATCTTTATATAATATGCAAGTATGTAATATTTACTGTAGTTGTAAATAGGTAAATAAATATGTATATAAATATAAAAGAATGCAGGTTGATTCAAATACAATATATAATAAGGATATAATATTCATTGATACAGATAATGCATTATATAATGATTCTACTTATTTAGATTTTTATGTAGATATATTACAACCTATAAAAAATGTGGTATATGTGAAAATTATTCAGTCATCTATAACAATAGATCATAATATAATTTTATCTGAAGGTGCTATAAACGATAATGACCCTATATATATAATGATGAATGATTACAAAAGGATATCATCGTTTATAAGGGATACTCCTACATCAGAAGGAAATTTGTTCAAATTTTTCGATATGATTAATATAGATCTTACAAAAACATATCATTTGACTAAAAATTTCAATATAACCAATCTACCTACACTTTTAACATATAAGAATGAATACCCGAACCATACTTTTGATGCAAATGATACAAGTGTATATTTGCTAAATCCAATTGAACCAAATTTAAAAAGATTTAATATAGAAATAAGGGATAAGAAAAATAATTTAATTGCAAAGAATGATATAGGATCATTCAAAATGACAATATGTGTTTATAGCTTAAAGAAAAATTTATAAAAAATTATATAAAGATTTTTTGATAGATATATACACAAAGAGAAGTCAAATAATGGTTAATAAAGAAGATATTGCAGCAGGTTTTGATATTGGAACAACTACAAGTTGCGCTGCTGTTTGGATTAATGATAGAGTAGAGATTATTCCAGATTCACAGACAGGATCACGAATTATTCCATCGTATGTATCTTTTACCGACGAGGAGAAACTGGTTGGCGATGCTGCAAAGAACCAGTCAACAATGAACCCTAAGAATACTGTATATGACACCAAACGACTTATTGGAAGAAAGTTTGATGAACAGGTTGTACAAGATGATGTAAAACTGTGGTCATTTGCTGTAACTGGAGACAAAAACAATAAACCACTTATCAATGTAAAATATAAGAACGAAGAGAAACAGTTTCATCCAGAGGAGATTTCAGCCATGGTAATCCAACGTCTTAAAGAGACTACAGAAGCTTATCTTGGACACCCACTCAATAAGGTTGTTATTACCGTACCTGCATACTTTAATGATTCACAACGTCAAGCTACAAAGGATGCTGGTACAATTGCTGGACTAGAAGTTCTTAGAATTATCAATGAACCTACAGCTGCGGCCATTGCATATGGACTTGATAAAACAGATGACAAAACTGAAAAAAACATCTTGGTTTTTGATTGTGGAGGCGGAACACATGATGTTTCAATTCTAACACTTGACGGTGGTATTTTTGAAGTGAAGGCAACTGGCGGAGACACACATCTTGGAGGATCTGATATTGATAATATCATTGTTGATTGGCTATGTGAAGATATTAAGAAGAGATTTAAGAAGGATGTAAAAGAAAATGCACGAGCACTCAAACGACTAAATATTGCTGCAGAAAAGGCCAAAAAGACGCTTTCTTCTGGATCAACAACTTCAATTGAGGTTGAATCACTTATTGACGGTGTTGATTTCAGTGTCAATCTTTCTAGAGCAAAATTCGAACAATTGGCTGATTCTGTATTCCAACGCACACTCAATCCTCTAGACAGACTTCTAAAGGATGCTAAAATGGGCAAGGGTGATATTGACGAGATTGTACTTGTAGGAGGAACAACACGTATTCCCAGAGTTCAAGAGCTACTTTCAAATTATTTTAATGGAAAACAACTAAATAAATCTCTGAACCCTGATGAGGCTGTGGCATATGGTGCTGCTGTTCAAGCATCAATCTTGACTGGACAAGGTAATTCTAAGACAAGTGAATTGCTTCTTCTTGATGTAGCTCCTCTATCACTAGGTATTGAGACAGCAGGAGGAGTTATGACTAAGATTATCGAAAGAAATACTACAATCCCTACTAAAAAGTCTCAGGTCTTCTCAACTTATGCTGACAATCAACCAGGTGTAGATATCAAAATTTTCGAAGGAGAACGTGGATTTACAAAGGATAATAATTTGCTAGGAAGTTTTCATCTAGATGGGATCCCTCCTGCTCCCAGAGGTGTTCCACAGATCGAGGTTGCATTTGATATTGATGCAAACGGTATTATGAACATTTCAGCAGCCGACAAATCTTCAGGAAAATCAAATAGAATTACAATTACAAATGACAAAGGAAGACTTACAAAAGAGCAAATTGAAGAAATGATTAAGAAGGCAGAACAATTTAAGGATGAAGATAATATTTTGAAAGAAAAGATTGAAGCTAAGAATGGTCTAGAGAATTATCTGTATAATCTCAAGAACTCGATGACTAAAAAGGACGACTCACCTCCAATTTTCGAGGAAGTCAAGAATGAACTTGATCCAATCATTGAAGAAGGATTGAAATGGATGGATGAACATAGCAGTGAGGAAACTCAAGTGTACAAAGACAAACAGAAAGAACTAGAAAACATCGTAAACCCGCTTATGCAAAAGCTTTATAGCCAGGCAGGGCCTCCACCTGGTGAAAATGTACAAACATCCGAAGATGGCAATGTACAATTTACCCCTCCTGAATTCAAATCAGCAGACGAACCTCCTACTGTGGATGAAGTTGATTAAAATGAATTTATAACTTATTATAACTTATTTTTTTACAATAATTTACATAAAAATAATAATTTATTGCATCAAAATCATACTAGCAATCGATAGTAATATAATGAATATACTTAAACTAAGTTTAGTTATATTATAATACCAATAAACTTCTCTTTTAATATCCTCACTACATTCACAATCTTTTTTCTTTAATTGGTCTATATAAATTATAGATATAATGATATTTGCAAAACCAAATAAATTTAATGCAAATAATATATATGGTATGAATGATGATATTATACTATTATGTCCCAATGGTGAACCAGTAGTATATTTATATATATTAAGTAAAATTGCTATAAGAAGCATAATAAAATATGTGTATAAGAAATACTTAATATAATAACGCATCCAATTATCACTGCATACACAACTAATCTCTTCTAACTTCCATAACCAAGTTAATGTAAAGTAGTTGATTAATATAGCAACACCATATACTACTATTAATATGATTATCATAGACGGACTTGTTGATACCATTTGATTTGTCACAATTTGATTTGACACAATTTGATTAGTATCTATAGTACTTTTTTTTGATATTCTTGGAGACTGTTTAGATCTTTTACTCTTACCTTTCTTTACTTTAGCCATTCTTCTATATATAAAACATATTATTATTATCTATATTAAGTAAATAATATACCAATGCAAGGGTTAAAAAATTTGGGTTCAACATGCGCAGTTAACAGTCTTATACAAATTATATGTAGGGAACCGAGATTAAGAAATGCTCTAATCAATAGTGACTTACCTGATAATTCGCTATCAGGTAATTTAAAAGAATTATTACATCTAATGCATAACGAAAATAAATCTCTTGTTCCCGGTAAATTTATATCAAAACTTTTTGAAGATATGCATGGTATTTTCAATTTTGGAGAACAAATAGATATTGGAGAATTATGGATTTTCTTATTTGATAAAATTGCAACTGAACTAAATACAATATCAAATATGCATAATGTGCTTCCATATATTGCAGATAATGACTTAGAGGAGATAAATCTTGGTATAACTTATAAAAATGATATAGAGTATAAAAAGGCATTGATAAACTGTCAACAATTGCGTGATAAATTTGAATATACGTTGCGAAAATTTAATGCAAACAAAACATCTAATTGGTTGGAAACATGTCAAGGTTTTTTTTTAAATATCACAAGATGTAAAGATTGTGGAAATGTTCTTTATAATTTTGAACCATTTACGTCGATTTCAATTGATATTCCAGATGATAATTCTATTCCATCGCTAACACAAATGCTAAGAATTTTTCTAAAAGAAGAATTGCGAAACGGAGACTGGAAATGTTCAAAATGTAATATTCATACCGAATATACAAAGTGTGTAAAAATTTGGAAACTACCTCCTGTTATTGTTTTCATTATAAAAAGGTTCTCAAATTATTCATCTAAAAATATTAAATCCATTGATATTAACAAATCAATTTGCTTTAAAAATGGATCAATATTATCAAATATTAATGCTAATTTGACTTACTCTCTTTCATCATTGGGTATGCATTTTGGATCATTAGAAGGAGGTCATTACTGTGCTATGTGTAATACAGACGAAGATGACAAAACAAGGTATCTGTTAAATAATGTTGTATTTTACGATGATCTTAATATTAGTAAAGTAGAAAAAGAAAAATTCTATCAAATAATAGAAAAAAATACAGATGGATACATGATAGTGTATTCAACTGCTATTACAAGTTCATAGTTTCTTCTATTGTCTTTAATCTTTTGCTTACATCATCTAGTTTTGTACTTAATTCTTTTATACATTCTACAACAACACCCATAATATTTCCATAAGATAATGATAATAGATCATCGTTTTTACCAACTACCTCCGGTAATACCTGTTGAACTTCTTGTGCTATCAGACCAATACAGCGGTTTGATGTAATTATATTAGTATAACTATATCCATTTAAAGCTTTTACTTTTTCTAATGCATTTTCTATAATACGTAAGTCTGTTTTGACATTACTATCGGATATGTCTTCTGTTTTATAAGCTGTTATATGACCATTAAAAAACATTTTAGGTAATTGATCAGCGTCTTCTGTATATCTTTGCTTACCATCATCAGCCTGTATTGTCATCATAGGTTTACCATTTATAGTAAATACACCCATATTGCCAAATATATTTAACATGTATGGTGAATATTTATTAGCATTAGTTGTGTTATTTATCATATAATTATTGAAATATAGTGGCCAATCTTTTACTGCATAACCTTCAGTATTTACAACACCATAAGGAAACCCTAATGCTATTTTGTTTGTAGCATTAGTGAAAGTAGTTGATGTGATTATACTACTATCATTCTGTGTACTTATATTATTTGTACATTTGATACATACATTATGAATTTCACCAAAGGTCAGAACATTATACTTTTTTATATGGTTAAGAAATGAAGGTTGTGATAGTGTATTGTTGTAATATACAGTTCTATTATTATCACCTGAAACATTATCACAACATAATTCAAATATATCAGTATTTTCATTATAAAGTGTTTTATTATTTATTCTAAAGAAATACTCTGAATTATCTCTTGTAAGATTGATATATGGTATCGAACCATCGTAACCTAATATAGAAATAGATGGATTTATTCTATTATACAATTGTGTATCTAATATGTTTTTTTCATTTGTAATAGTTATCCCTTTATGTTGTTTAAATATTGCATTACCATAAGATAAACTAGAATGTGTTACAAATTTTGTCAAAGTAGTATTGTTAGTTTGTGTATTTTCAAAATTTTTAGATATAGATAAATATGTTGCAAAATGAATATTATTAAAAGACATACTTAAATATGATGTATTCAAATTACTCATAACAATATTACTAGCATATAGATTAGAACATATTTGATTATTTACAGTTATATTACTCGCATTAATAGTATTCAAATATGATACATCTACAATATTCGATTGTGCATAAACTGCTTTAATATTTGATATATTGTTATTATTAAATCCAATAAACATGTTTGAACTCATAATTTCATTAATTTCTACTCTATTAATATAACCAAGACCATCCGCATAAAGTACATATTTGTTTGGTTTATAAAATAAATTTGAAATATCGGGAGATCCAAGTGATAGTGTACCATATGATGATAAACTTGCTTTGAACTTATTATTTGATGTAGCATATAAGAAGTGTGGTGCTTCATAAAGTTTTTCATGGTTACGTAGTTTATATTTTATATTATGATTTGAATCTTCAATAAGAACATTTATTTTATAATGTATATTACCTATGAAATTTGAAGATGTATTAATAGCAGGTCTTTTTATAGTAGAAAAATATCCATTCATATTTGAATAGTATAAAGAGACATATTTGAATTTATCAGCATTATATTTTGCATTTTCAATATCAGATACGTATCCAGCATAATCATACGTTTCTTTTGACATTAATAACACATCATGACTTAACATATGTGACTTAATAAAATTACATGTAATATTAACACCAGATGTAAAATATTCAAGTGAATCGCGTGTATAATACGAATATCCTGATGATAACTCTAATGCACGCATTGATTTAGGATACGCTATTTTATTGATTGAATTATATATGTTCATTACATTTGTGGTAGGATGTGTATATTGAATATTATTATCTTTTAACATTAGCTGTATCATATCAGTATCGTATAATAATAAATCGTAATTTGCCTGCATATCTTTATTCATAATAAAAAATTCATTATAAAAATTTGATGAATTCAAAAGATCTGATAAATTAGCATTAGCGCTAAAATTTAATATCCCTGCATGGTTTGTTTTATTTAATATTCCTACAATATTACTATTATATGATATATTACTTAAAGGATTATAATTCATATCTATTCTTAATATGGTATCTGATCTTTTCAATTCATCTAAATGTTCATCATCTCTATATATATGCATTAACCCATTTACTATATTTGTTCCTATTCCTACACTACCTTTTGTAGTAATATTAAATATATTACTATAATTTTCTCCTTGACATTTGAGAAAAAACGGATTATCAGGGATCATTTGTGAAATATATAATGGTGCTTCAGGTTGCTTAGATCCAATACCAACCATACCTTTTCTATCAATTATAAATTGTTTATTGATTTCTGGTATCCAAATATTACATGTGCCTATTTCCATAATATTTACCAAATTATCAAAACGATTTATAGATATAGTAGGTGTATTGTAATATTGATTTAAAACATTGTTTACATTAATAGATTGTTCGGAATTGAATGATTGCAGAACTAAACCAACAATATTAGGATTTACAATTTCTATTGCATTACCATTATTATTCATAATTTTATCTACAAATAATGTATTCTGTATCTTCACAGTGTTTATAATAGTGCTGTTTTTATTTACTTCCATTAATATTTCATTATTCTTATTATTAATTTTAAAAGTATTATTATCATCTTTTAGAACACATGAAATATTACTATTTAAAACAGTAAGGTCTGTTGTGGCAAAAAACACATCCTTAACTGAAAAGTCACTATTTATTGAAAAATCGGAAGATAACTTTAGAAGAAACTTATCATTTTCGATATCATAAACTACAAATTCATTATCTTTAGTACCTGTTGCGAATTTATTACGAAAATTTACAACAGCGTCATTATGTGCATTTTCGTCTATATTTAAAATAATTGCATTTGAATTATTATATGTATTAATTATAAGTTTATCTCCCTGGGATAATAGATTTTCTGTAGAATATGCATTATTCTTAAAGCCTATATTGATAGACATTACCTATAATATAAGATTACAATTGTCTTATATATCTCAAATAAAATTTTTATATATTATTTTATGATAAAAATAATAGGACCTATTTATTATACGTTATATTATAACCAAAATGCATAATATCTTCTTTGCTTTCCAAATAACTATACTTTCATCAAATAATAAAATATTATAATAATAACAATAATAACAAATAATAACATAATAATGTCTTTTCCCTTCAAGAATTTTCGAAGATAATACCTATTTTCTAAGATAGGATATATAGTACATGCTAATACTAATGAATTACTTACAGCACTTTCCATTGTAGTATAGTTTATAAAACTATTGCCATTATGAGTACCTACATTATATACATTTAGGACAGTTTTACTATCAAAATCAATAACATTTGTTCCAATAGTATTGAAATATGCACCGTCAATATTTTCCCATTTATTTTTGTGAACATTATAATAATTATTCGGATTTAGAACAGCATAATAATCATCTGGTAGATCAGCAAATAAACTCTTTTTTATTTGCCTATGAACTTCTGTAAATAATTCTTTTTTTCCACATTCATTTGCTGTCTTATGAATATATTGACTATTTTTATTACAAATGCTAATCGCAGTACTTAGAACTGTTTTATAATCTTTTTCAATATTTTGCATATAATCTGTTAAATTTACTACTGCTATACCCCAATCTGTATCAAGTGTCAATCCATTTATATAAGGTAAGTCAATCTTATTATTGAAATGATATGTTATCGAAATGTAATCAATATATTCTGTTTTATTTGCCCATTCTTCTAAATATTTTATATTACCGAAACAATGTTGTATTACAGACCCTTTTAATAATTTAATCATTGCTAAAGGTGGAATTGCAAATACAAGTTTGTCTAAATATATTACTTGATTGTTATTTAGTGTGATATATTGTACCTGTTTATTATAATTTGATAAATGAATATGTTTAATATGTTTTTCAAGTAAAAACGTCACGTTTCTTTTCTCCAAATATTGTTTCCAACTCTTAAATAAAGAAGTATCTAATGGTTGTTTAGGTTGATATATTTTCACTAACATTACTGCATCTTGTAATACCATAAGCTTGTTCAATGAATATTTATCTATATTTCCACCATCTGTAAATCTACAAAGTCTATCTAGAATATCCATTGTATGTTCTGAAAACCCATATTTTTTCAAGTAATTCTTCAAACTAATAGTTTTACCATAATCATTATCTATAATATACATTAAATATGTAACTGTAAGAACTAAAATTTCATAAAAAGTAAAATGAGGTAATATGTTATTTATAGCTACTTGTATGAAACTATATTTATAATCTGTAAAAATATCATCTATGTTAAGATCCATTTCATGTAAAAGATTGAATACATTTACATAACTAGATAAGTAAATCCTAGGTCCATGTTCAGTAAATATACCTTTATCTCTCTTAACTCTATGACATCCGCCTATAGTTTTTTCTCTATCAATAATAAGTATACGTTTATTTAATGCACTACATGCATGTGCCAACGCGAGACCTGATGGACCAGCACCTATAATAACTATATCATAGTATGACATATTTTTTTATCTTATTATATAAAATATATAAAAAAATCAAATATATATATAGAAGATGGAACACGAAAATCAAGCAATAAGTTACGTAAGTCTGGATAACAATACTATTAATATCGAATATGATAATGGGGAAACCGAAAATTTTCCAAATAATAAAGAGACATATGTTAAAATGCATAATAAATGGCTTTCAAATCAACCACCATTTATATCTGATATTTATAAAATTCAGATGAGAAATATTATTTTAGCTACAATCAATAATAATCAAAAATGTATAAATGAATTGTATACATTTTTTTCTCCAAATAATGAGGAAGAAGTAAAAAAATTTCTTATTAATATGCGCAATAGAGATTTGACACAAGAGAAGAATAAATGGTCGCCTGTATAAATTATATATATGATAACAATTATTTACTTCAATTTACTTCAACTGATATAAGAAATTAAGCATTCTTATTATAAATAATTAATCTCATATTTTTTTCGGTTGGTGTAATTAGGTTTATGAAATATATTACTTTAATCATATTTATGTGTTTTAACTTGACTATAACAGCTTACACCAACATAAATATTCTTGGTACAGGACTGTTTCTACCTTATAGTATTGGTGTTATAGGATATATAAAGAAACATATACCAATATATGATTATAAAATAACAGGCGTATCTGGCGGTGCTTGGTGTTCACTACTCTATGTTTTAGAGAACGACTTATCTGATCATGATAAGATATGGAACTATACAGTAGGGGATCCAAATACAAAAATAAGAATTCATAATAATCTCGATATTGTTCAAAATAGCATAGAGGTAAATTTAAAGAATAGATATAAACACGTTTCTTCAGAAACTGTAAATAAATTACCTGTATCCATTATTGCTTCACGATATGATAATAAAAAATATAAAATAAATAAATGGAAAATATCCGAATTTAAAAATATAAATGATATTGTAGATTTTTCATTTTGCAGCTCATATATTCCATACCTTTCTGGGTCATTAATGTGTAAAGAATATCATAATAATTATTTTATGGATGGTGATATTGTAAGAGATAAAAATTTAATAGAAATGAAAAAATGCCCACAAACAATAACAATACATAGAGAAATGTGGGGAAGAAAGTTTCCATTAAGTAATTTTGTTTATTCTGATATAGAGACGTCTAGACTATTGTTCAAACAAGGATGGGAAGATACTGAAATGAATAAAGAGAAAATTCTAGAGCGTATAAAACTATTATTGTAAGAATAATCGATTGGCATTTTCATATGACTTCTCGATTTTTTTGTCGTAAATTTTAATTCTTTGAAGTCTTTCAAATTCAGCCTTTTCATCTTTTATTTTTTTATTTTCCAATAGCTTCTTTTCTCTATTAGTCAATTCACGTTTAGCTTTATTTTCACTATATTTTTGATATTCTTCTACAGACTGAAATTCCTTCATCTTGTTAATTATTTCTGGATCAACTAGGCGCGATCCATCATGTGCTTTCATATAATCAGTATATGCTAAAGTATTTATTTTTTCTATACCACTTGTGTAATCATCTGGTTTCTTTCCACCTAGTTCGGTAAATTGTAATGATTTTGCTAATACTAAAGGTTCTGGATCTTGATATTTAGTAATCTGTTTACTAATAGGAACATTTTTATTAAATAATTCATTAAAACTCTTGTTATCTACCTTATTTTTTTTTATGAGTTTTTCTATATTTATATCTTCTCTATTTTTTGAAGATTCATCCATTATAGAACCATATCCAAATTCTATTTCATCATCATATAATTTACATTTTTCAAAGTTTTTATTAAATGTAGCATTTGTAATTTCTTTTGATGTTTTCAGATATTCACTGGGATGTTGCATATTATTATTTAATCTATCAAAATAATCATCCGACTGTTTCTTAAGTTCAAAATGTTGTTTATCTGCATCTCTATTTTTATATTCCAACGCAAGTTTCTTAAAACAATATGTTATAATATTAAAAAGGTCTTTATTACCACCTTCTTTGTCTGGATGTGTATTTATTGCTAATTTTCTATAAGCATCTTTTAATTCATCCCATGTAAATTTTTTAGATACATTTAGCACCTCGTAAGGATCCAATGTTTCATATTCTATACTTTGAAAATCTATATTACTAACATTTCCTGATTTTTGAATAGCATTATAATATTGTTGGTATGTGTATTGTCTAGATGAATTGTTACCCATATTATGAAAATGATGTAGATCTAATTTTATAATATATAAATTTAAAAAATACCTCTTGTAATACGCATATAAAACAAAAACACGTTTCATTTAATAAATATACATTAAGTTTGTTATGAAAAAACAGGTTACTATACTTGGTGGTAAAATATTAGGACTTTATGCTGCTATTAAATGTATAGATCTGGGATATGAAGTATCTATTATTGATAAAAGTGGTGTACTTGGAAATTTAAACTATACAAATTATCAATTCTTCAATAAAAATCATAAATTTTATATTTCACTTTTAAATAAATTTGATATTCAATATACATCTCATACAAAAGAAAGAATTGACAAAATATTCGATATTTTTTCATATATAATACAAAAATCAAAACTCATGCCAAACAGAAATCTTTATACTCAATCATTTGAAATTTTTTGTAAAATGCTATTATTGCCTTATGAGTATGAAATATTGAAAAATTATTTATTTGAATATGAATGTATTTTTTCAAATATGAGCGCTATGGATTTTATTTCAATATATATTAATGATATTGTAATGTATAAAGAATATTATGAACTACATGATAATATTAACATACTCATAAATAAAATGATAAAATACTTAACAGATAAAGGGGCCAAATTCATTTTAAACACGGAAATTAAAAATATACAATATTTTAATAATAATAAGGCCAATCTAATAAGTACTACAAAAAATTACATTTGTGATATATTGATTATAACAATATCAAATGAAAATTTGCATCATTATAAAATATTCAATAAAGATCATTTACGCCTTCTTGATAGTGTGTCTTTATTCAATGTGAAAGACAACAATCTATATAATATTGTATATAAAACTGCGACAATTAATAATGATATTAATATTCAAACAAATCTATTAGATCATTTGCATATTGTTTATCCTATACAAAAATATAATAATATTCATTTATGGAAAATTGGAACAAATAATATAATTATTCGCGAAAAAATAAGGAACATTTCACCATTTATATTTATATGTAGTGAATCTTTCTCTAAGAACCCATTTTTTATAAACTATTCATTTGAATCATTTGAAAATATATTACCAAACATCACAAGATTATCATATTCATGATGTACTTCCGAAACCACCAATACCACGATTTGTATTTGAAAAATCTTCTGTACTTTCTACAATTTTACCATATATTTGTTTTTTTACAATCATTTGACAACACTTCCATGGTAATTCTATTGTCGCATCTTGATTTATTTTTGTCAAAGCGATGTACAAATTGCCCCTATAGCTTTGATCAATAATTCCGATACTATTTGCTAAAATATATCCTGATTTACTTATAGAACTTCTTGGAACTATTTCAACATAATATCCATTTGGAATGTCTAATTTGATACCCGTATCGTACATGACAGTATTACTATTCATGTTTTTAACTTCTTTAATGATAGTAAGATCAAATCCAACATCCGATTGGCGACATTTGGATGGTATAATTGCATTTTTATCATCTTTAAATACCTTAATATATGGTATGGTAATATTTTGATCATCACTATATAGGATCTTGTAAAAACTGTCATAAAGTTTTAGATTGAGAAAGGGAATATTATCATCCAAATATAATAATCCCAGAAAATCTATAACATTCACGTTATGATAAACTGCAATATTTAGATTAAATAAATTATTTTTTTCACAAGGGATATCATAATGTTTTATAATTGTTTCGAGATTAGTTTTCATATAAAATGTAATATGCAAACTACTATTATTTTGATTATGTAGGATATTACCATATCTTTCAATATATGCTTTCACAAATTGATTATAAATCAATGGGTTTTTCATATTATCCAATAAATATGTCAAATCAAGTTCACATATATGTTTCAATGATGATATGTTCAAATGTGTATAAATACATTTGATAATATGTTCTGATGAAATCTTAATAATTATATTATTACGATCATGATTATATATACATTCTCCTATTTTTCCAAAAGCTTTTAGGACTTTATCTATATTTTTAAAGTAAATGTTATATTCGAGAGATTTAACATTTTCGTTAATATCAATTTCGATAGTAACACATTTTGTTAAATCATCAATTGATTTAATATTGTATATAATTGTACCCAAAATATATGCTTTTAGAGGACTATCAATATTGTCAAAATATGTTTCATCAATGTTTTCCATTTTATTTACTTATAATATTTGAAGAAGGTTTATATCAGTTTTTACAATATTAAGCAAAAATATAAACCATAATTCAATACTTTTACTATCGTTATAAAAACTTATATAATATAAGTTGCATAACTTTTAATTTCAAAAAATATTTTAACTATTGTAAATTTAGATGGTACCACTTGACAAATATTATACTAAAGAAGAAATAGTGTTATTTTGTTATAAAGCTATAAAAAGATATATAAAAATAAAAAAATCTGATCTAATTGTTGAACCAAGCGCTGGCAATGGAGCATTTTTGTCAATTATAAAAAAACTTTCAAATAATTACAAATTTTATGATATAAAACCAGAACACGCTGATATACAAAAACAAAATTTTTTAAAACTTACTAGTAAAATATTGAAAAGGTTTAGATCTAAAACTTTACATATCATAGGAAATCCACCTTTTGGCATCAAGGCTTCTATGGCAATAAAATTTATAAAACATGCATCATTACTAAATGCACAATCTATATCTTTTATTCTTCCTGTAAGTTTCAAAAAGCCAAGTTTTCGTAAATCTTTTCCAAAAAATTATCATTTGATATATGAAAAAAAGTTACCAATTGATGCATTTACTTTTGAAAATTCATCTAGAAACATTAAAACTGTTTTTCAAATATGGGAAAAGAAATCATATTCGCGTAAAATATATAAAAAACATTTGCCAAAAAGTTGGTATAAATTTGTAAAAAAAGACGAATGTGACTATGCTATTAGACGTGTTGGATTTAGTGTTGGGAAGGTTAAAAAATGTGATATAAATGATAATATAAATACTAATTGGTTCATCAAAGTAGATCGTAATGTTTCACTAGAAAAATTGAATAAAATAAAATTTAACAAAACGAATAATATAGGTGCTTATAGTATATCTAAACAAGATATAATAAAAAAATATAATAAGATAAATATTATAAGTTAAAAATAATGGATACATATAGAAAAATACAGATTACTTCAACATTATTTCAAGGTTATAGTTTATGGATAAATGTTGCAGAATATAAAAACAACGATGATATTATAAATATTATTAGAATACGTTTATTTAATTTATTGCAAACATTTAATCTTATAACACTATCTATATATGCATCAAATTTACAATTAACTATACCTATATATAGAGATTGTGATGATATGTTAAAAAAAACTTCATGTAAAGATATAATACATATACATGAATTAAAATGATATTGCTCTTATTTCTGTAGTATTTGTATTTGGCGAGGATACAATATTTTGAACATTTCCCACAATAGGTATATAATTTGATATAAAATTCATACCATCATTTTGTTTTTCTTTTGGTTTTACTTCAATAATTCCAGGATATTCCTTAACAATTTTTTGTTTTATTTCGTTGTAAAGTTGAATTGATATTTCTTCCATTTTGTTAATAACAATAATTTCTTTTCCATTCCAATTTTTAGAAATATCTTTTTTATGTATATATATTGCTAGTAATCCGATAGACCATACAATGCCCATACGTTTTGCTTTGTATTTTTTTTTGAATTCATAATTATATAACCAAAATGCATGTGCAATACATTCTTCATTGTATAACTGGCTAAATACACCCCATATAAACCATATATTATCATTGTCTGAATTGTAAAATTTTGTTTCAAATTTATATTTTGTTCTTGATATATAATCAAGAGAATATCTCAAATCATTGGCTATATTACATAACTGATCGCCATGATCTACACTTATATCATCGCTTTTTTTAATTGTTTTGATTACTATAGCTATTATTTTTAATGCTACTGTATAATTTTCATTATCACTTGGTGGTAATATTCCATCAAATTTCATAACACCGTGAGTAGATAATTTCATATCTTCGCTATTAAAAATATCTGCTACTTTTTCTTTCAAGACTTTCATAGACATTAATCCACATTTTGTAACAGGATGTTTATTATATATATCACATACGATGCACATTTTTGTAATAAGCGCGTATATGTCTTTAATAATAATTTTATCATTTTCAATGATTTTTTTTGTCATAGAATAAATATCTATAAGTTTGTAAACATCATATAGTGATATGAATGATCCTATATATGCACATATATCTATGTAAACATTTTCCAGAATACTATTAGAATTCTCTGAAAATATAATTCTAGTGTTTAAAAGAATACTATTTTTTATATCTCCGTTACATATTGAATTAAATAGTTCATTATCCATATTATCATTTATACTTACTAAGGATTAAATATAGAAAATTATAGACGAACTAACTAAATAAATCACATTTAGTTTTTAATATATATTCATTATGAACATTGATGATTTTAAAACATTTTATGATAGTAACTTCTGATACATTGCATGCTTTTGCAAATCGTTTTTTTGTAAACCCTAAATTTTTAACTGTTGTATAATAATACAAGATACCTGCTGCAGATGATGTTGGTGAGTTATCATTCATAATCTCACAGGCTTCTATAAATTGTACCAATTTTTTACAATTATCAATATCTTTAATAGTCATATTTAGGTTGTTACCATATTGTGCAATGAAATCAATAGGTTCTGGGGATGATACATTTATTTGTAATAATGTTTGAAATCTCGAATTTCCTTTATTTAAGGTAACGTGAGATATATTAAACATTGATGCTATTTCTTTCGAACTCTTTGGTATTTTGTTCAATAAACAAGCATGGTAAATACAGGATGCTATAAGGCCTTCTTTGTTATCTCCGCGTGATATTTTCTTTTCTGAAGCATTTTTATATAAAACCTTAGCGTCATCTATTACTTTTTGTGGGACACCATTATTTATCGTATTAGATGTCATCTTATCAAATACATTCCATAGTGTTCTTTCATCATATGGCATACTATTCCACATTTGAAACATACGTATTCGTCTAATATCTATATTATCTTTGTAACTACCACCAATCATAGATCCCATTGATGATTTTGGTAATAAATTATTTGTAGGCAATCCACATCTTGATGGATCACCATCTCTATTATCATCATTTCCATAATACCTCCATTCTGCTGTATTTTCTATAACCTTTCCAATAATAGAACTGCATTTTTTACAAATTTGCATATGATCCTCTGTAACATATTCTTCACAACCACATGAACATAAAATAGTATCCGATGTAAATATATCATTATGATCTAATAATTTTACATCACTTGTTTCATTCTTTATTTGATCAAACATATTCCACATATCATCTTCATTCATTTATAAACATATAAAATAATATTATATATGATCATATATCAGTTTTTATATACTTTTTAGGTAAAAAAAATGATTATATATATAAATAACTTCTAAATACCAAACTGTTAAAGATGAGAATTGTGCAAGCGATTTTATTGCTAATAATGTATAATATATATACAGATGCATTTATAAGGTCATTGCCATGTATATCACTTAAAAAGTCAATAACCTCAAATAAACTAGATAATAGAAATCAAAACTATAATGAAAAGCTTATATATATTAATTATTTGATTGGTTTGAGAAAAATTCGAAAAACATTTAAAACAACAAATATTGGAGATTTAGTTACCGTAGTTAACCTTACAAATTCCTTAATGTCGAATATGACACTTAACGTTAATAATTCAGATATTAATATCGATAATGAAGAAATTAATGCAAATAAAATTATTATATCTAATATACATATTGATGTATCAAATGTAAAATATGTTCATATTTCGACTAAAAATGATACATTAATAGTCGAATTAGATAAAAAAAATAAGCTTAATGACAATATATTATCTGATATTAGTAATATAGATACTTTGATTAATATTCTGTCAATGCTAGTGAAAGTTGTTAATATCAATTAATTTGGAGATGTTGTTTGATAGAGTACAATTCGCGTTTAATATCCATAATATGTCCATGGAGGCTATTTGAGTTCGTGTCATATGATGATTTAGTATAAGGAGTTTTAGCAACAGTCTTTCTTTTTTCCACTCTGAATTGCAAAGTTTCTTCACGTTTTTTCTTTTTTAGTCTGAATTCTTCTACTTCATCTGATGTTACTCTGTACTTATCATATACAGATTGTAGTGTCTCCTCTCCGGAATCTAGTTGTTTACATAGGATAGTGCATAGTCTTGTACGGATACTTCCATCAGTTCTTTGAAGCTCCTTTCCTACATCTTCATATGATTTCCCTGAAAAAATCATATTAAGTACCTTATCTTCCTCGCCACTCTCCCATGCCAACCCAGCTCTGGCTGTATTCTCGTTTTGTCTCTGTGTTCTTAGCATTTCTTGATATCTGGATGGCATTGTTGTAGATTTTTAATTAATTCTGTCGCGCTTATAAGCTATATTATATATGAGGCTTTTTCTTATATAATTTTATGATACAAATGATGGAAACATATTAGCAAAATCTTTGTCACTATTTTCTATTATTTTAATACCATGTTCAATAGCCTTCATTATTTTAGCACCTTGCTCGTTTTTATCTGCGACAACTAAATAGTTTGTGTTTTTACTTACAGATGTCCTAATAATACCATGATGTTTTTCAATATATACTTCCAATTCTTTATTTCGGAATCCTGAAAATACGTAGATTTTTCCGTTAATATCTTCGTTTATTGAATTGTTTTGTAAAACTTCTGTTATACTTACTGAATGACATTTAACACCTAAATTATCATAAAATTCATAAAATTCAGGCAATTTTTCTATGAAAAGTTTAGCACTTGTTTCGGCTATCCCATCTATTTTAACAAGATCTTGAATTTGTAGTTTTAATGCATTTTCTCGACTTTTCTTGTCATGTTTCAATATAAATGGGTATATGTCTGTTATTGTTTTAATTTTCTTATTACTGAACCCTCTTCCTATCATATTAGATGCATCTATTAAAGATAGGCAATCGATATCTTTTATTTTCTTAATTGCTTGTAAAATATTATTTGCACTCTTGTCTTTAAAACCTTCGATTTTAAGCAACTCTTCATATGATATATTTATTATTTTCTTTATTGTATTAAATCCAGCATTATATATTTTCGTAATATTACCAATACCCATATAATCAATATCTAGCGTTTTCATAAAATACAATATATTCTTTATTTCATGTTCACTATTATGTTTCTCTGTCATAATTATATCCACATGTGTGTCAGACCATATATAATTCATTTCAGGCATACTTGGTTTACCTGTTGCCGATGGTGTAAGAACTGTTAATATATGTGGTATAACATTACCTGATCTTATTATTATAATACGCGATCCTGCTCCTATTTTATGTTTTTCTATGAATGCTGCGTTAAATCCTGTAGCTTGTTTAATTTTTACTTCATCCAATTCTATTTCATTGAATTTTACAATTGGTTTTATGTATCTATCCTTTGATATATTCCATTCAATACCAGTTACTACAACTTCTACTTGTTCATGTGTATGTATCGACTTAAATGCAAATGAATATTCAGGGTTCTTTCCTTTAGCAATAGTATGTATGTTATTATCACATATTACAATACCATCAACAACATATTCACCTTGTGATCGCCATTCTTGTAAATAATGTGATAACACATCCATTGTTAAAATTGTCAATATATCATGTCTCACAATTTTAAACCCTTTTGTTTTTAATAATTTGAGACCATCGTTTGGTTTTAGTTTGGGATTAATCAAACTATAAGCTACAAATTCTATTTTGGAAAATATTATTCTATTTATTATTTTGCTATTAATACATCCTGAAACTGCATTTCTTGCATTTGCACTATCCACTCCTTGTTCTTTTAAAATTGTCCAATTTTTCTTTGATATAATTAATTCTCCTCGAACTGCTATATTTTCTCCAGATATTGACTTAGGAATACCTTGAATATAGTCAATTAAATGACTTATATCCTGACCTTCTGTTCCATTTCCTCTTGTATAAATCTTAATATTATTATTATTATAAACTATAAGGCAACTTACACCATCTAGTTTATCACTAACAATATAAGGTCCTATATATTTAACCTGAAATTTTTTTATTTCATTATCATCATCTCTAATTTTATTTTGAGAGCCCAAATAATATGGTAATTTTACCTTTCTTTCTTCATCAGCACCTATACGTTTTAAGTATGCATCTTTTGGATATTTATCTCTAATATAATCCTTTATTATATCATATATATCATCTGATAATATTGTTGTACCTGTATTGAAAAATACTTCATCTGCTTGTTTCAAAAGAGATATTATATCTTTTTTCTTGGCAGTTTCTAAAAATTTAATAGGATGGTTTTGAATATCATCTAAATTCATCTACTCTATATCTAATATATAGATATGTTATATCATTTTTTTGAGTACATAATTAAAATAAAACTTAAATTTATAAAACTTTCTAGAAATTCTTAAAAAAATAAATTATGTACTCATTTTTATATTTAGAATAACTTTTGAGATACTAATGCCGAATACTATATCATCTATGCTGTAAGCAAGTTATTATATGATATATTGTATGACCCTTTCAAATAATGCTTTAATACCTTCTAAGGACTACTTAAGGAGCCATATTTTGAGTACATAATTAAAATAAAACTAAAATTTATAAAACTTTCCAGAAATTTTCAAAAAAAATAAATTATGTACTCATTTTTATATTTAGAATAACTTTTGAGATACTAATGCCGAATACTATATCATCTATGCTGTAAGCAAGTTATTATATGATATATTGTATGACCCTTTCAAATAATG